TCAGGCAGTATAAGATAACCCTGCGTATGCACAAACTTAGAGCCTTTAAATAGCCCTAGAAAGCCTTTTGATTCTTCTTGAAGGGTAACACCTATGTCAGTAAATGCAAAGACCGCAGGGAGGGCTATAGTAGCCATCAGGACGCTTACTGTAATAAGCCTACGCATCCATACTCCTCCACGTCCTGAAGCCTTGTCAGCGGAACTATCTGCAATCTCTTGCTTCTTGAGCATCTGCTCGAACAGTCGAGTCTGGCTCTGAGCCTGTGAAGCTACCAGTTTCATAACGAAACCTGATACGCCTCCACCTAGCATTGCTAATAGTTCTGGTGTCATTTCTTCAGTAGTTCTCGTATTACCTTTATTGCTGAGGATGTCATGTACACGAACGTAGCTAGACCAACAGCAAAACCAAGTACCTCATTTACAGGTGCAAGCTCAATAGTAGCAAAGAAGCCAAACATTCCGATAAAAGACCTGTAAATTATATCGTCCATTATTCAATAGGTTCTGATACGTCTGGCAACTCAGCCCCTAAACTTGGGAAAGTAACGGAGTTAACTGTAGCTGCTTGTTCGTCTTCTGTTAAAGTGTAGTCAGATACTTCTAGTGCATACTTAGCTGAACCAATCAATGGAGCTTTAGTAATAGCAGGATAAGAAAGGTACTTAGTTCCAGAGCCATAACGATAATAGCCAAGATTTTTTGTTTTTCCTTCTAGCTCTGCTCTAGCAATTGCTTCTTCTTCTGTTGCGTAAAGTAAGTACATTATGATATTCCGTAATAAGTTTCTACATCTGCATCAATTGCAGTCCTGTTATTATTTCCAACATCTGGGTCTGACCAAAGTATTAGCTCGTGTAAATTATCATGCAAACCACCATAATTACCAATGGACATTGTATCAGAATCAAAAGCAGCAGTAGTCATAGATGTAGTACTAGCGACTAACGAACCTCTGACGTACAATTGACCTACGTTAACAAAACCAGAGCTGTTATCAAAAATGCCAATATAATTGTTTAGGTTTGTATCCTGTTGTGAACCAGATGCACTAGCACCACGATATATTAAAAAGTTTCCTGCTGAGTTACTACCTATTAAATGTCTAGGGCTGGAATTAGTTGCTCCATTATAAATGTAACTTGATGTGCGTCCTGCTGACTCAGATTTATGAACAGCAGCTACAGTACCATCACCAAATGGTATGCTTGTTGAAACAGTTGAATTAACTGATAATGAATCATTGATTCCATCAAATTTTAAATTATCTCTTAGTGTTCCACTAAGTGCTAAAGATGGTTGATTTGCAGCAGTTAACTGGACTCCATGTCTTCCATTACCAGTCTGGTCATACCAAGTATGTACTGTTATATCTGGGCTAGAGGCTTCAGATATAAATGTACCAAGTGTAGCAGGAACAACAACACTAAGTTCTGGACTGCCATTTACTGTCCAGCTTTTTGAAAGAGCATCACTTTGTGTGCCGTCCCAAGTTACTCCACCAACAGTTAGGGATTGTATTGAGCCTGAAAAATTATCACCAGAGTATCCATCTCCAATTTGAGAAAAGGTTTGCTGTGGCGAATTACTTGAACTTTGCGTAGAAGCTGTGCCACCATTTAGAGTTAAAGAATAATCATTACCACTACGACTAAATACAATTGTGTTAACTTCATTTAAATTAAATGTATTAGTAGTTGTAAATGCACCTACTCCATTCATAAATACAAATAATTGACCATCATCTTGAATTTGTAATACTGTTCTACCTGCTCCACTACCAGTTCCTTGACCAAAAATTGTAGCACTAGAAGATGGATATAGAGTAACAAAAGCTTTAATTGTAAGAGTAAAGTCAGATGTGGGAAGCAATATTGCATTGGCAAGAATATCATCATCAACGCCATCAAACAAAATAACTCCTGCCCTGTTGCTACCTAACTCTGCTTGCTCAATAGGTGAGTTAGAACTTACCTTGTTGCTTGAGTCAAACTGAACATTGACTTCAGTATTATCTGTACTCCTACGAACACGCACAGCATTAGTAGGTGCTGTAGTTACTAGCTTGCGTAATGAGTACGCAGCAACAGCCCCAGTATACGTGTCAAGAAGACCTGAAAAGCCACCAAACTTGCCAGAAAAACCAGTTAGGGCATTCCAAGATCCAGCAAGATTGCCATTTAGGACATCAACTGCCCCAGCCAACATTTTTGAAGACATTAGGCTGTAAATTCAGATTGTGCTATTTTTGCGTCTGTACCACCAGCACGAATAACCTTAGCGGCTAATGCTGTTTCTTTTGCCCAAGTATAACTTGTTCCTGCTGCCAAAACATGACCGTTTGATGTTGTTGGGTTAGAGCCATCATAAGTTACACGGACATCTTGATCTTGAACATCTAAGACAATATAACGAGTCTTGGTGTCGTAAGAAGATGCTAGGCTAATAGCAGAGTTAGATACAGTCAATAGTGGCTGGTCAGCAACTCCACCTGTTGGTACGGGATATAGGTTTACTACATTTGAGTTCATTTTATTTTCTTCGGTTTACGTAAGTGCTTATACGTTTATTAAGAGTGTTTTGATTAGAAAGCAGATCTATTTTATCAAGTTCTAGATCTAAATAAGTTTGAGCGTTTTGTTCTTCAATAAGAGCCTTGTCAGTTTGACCATCCATGCGTAAGAAATCAGCATAGGATGCATGAGCTATATAATGAAAAAACTCAGAAGGAACTTCTACTGTGCTTGTAGTATAATCAGAAGAAACAGCAAACGGAGAAAACTCCTGTTTATATGTAACAAATGCGCTTGTAGCGTTAGTTTCTACTGGATTAATTATGTGCGCCCCTAGGCGATCAACATAATGGTCGTACTCAAGTGCTGAGTTTCTTTGAAAAGCTACCTTGCGATGAATGCGTTGAAAGATGCCAATGTTTTCTTTTCTTTCAATTTCAGCACCATCAGTTACGTTAGTCTCGCTGTACGGAATGTATTGCTTGTTTACAGTAAACGAAGGCAATCCCGTGTAATTTACATTTGGGATTGTATATGTATCCAGCATTGGATTATAAATATACGTGGGAGCAAAGTTAGATCCAGCTGATTGCCCAAGATATGTTTCTCCTATTGGTGCTAAATTAACAGTACCAAATGGTTTTGCGCCAACAATAGCAATGTCGCCACTAGCTTCACCAATAACCCAGCGATAGCTTGAGTTCCTGTATATTGCTACATTAGGATAAGTCTTACCAATGTAGACTGGCATAGAGCGATCCGTGTCAACACCTACATATTCATAATCTTGATTTATCGTAGATGTATTGCCATCCGCTCTAGCAGTATTAGAAATTGTAAGGTCAAGAGGAATTACTTGACGTTCTTCAGAAGTACGAATAAAACGAGTCCAAATAGGTGTTGTTTCAAACGCTTGTTCGTACCTGCGGTTGATGAACCGAGAAATGCTTGATTGTTCATCAGATGTAAAGTTACCAACTCCAGCAAGGGATTGGATTAAGCTAAATAAATCTCCGTAGGTTCTAGTCTGCATTACGCTTTGTTTGGACTAAGTTCTGGGAACTTCTTGTTGTAGTATTTTAAAAAGTCTTTGGAATGAACGGTATCATGACCGTACTTTCCTGTAAGTCTAAAAAATTCACGGGCTGGCATTGTAGCAACTGGTTTTCCCAATGTAGGGTGTGTTTTACCACGAACCTGCGATGCTTCCTTAGCAGCAACAGCAACTCGATCCTTTTCGCTAGATCTTTCGAGCGCGAATCCACGCTCTATTTCTTTCATAAATGCTCTGTCGATTTCACCGTCAGAGTATCTAGGAATGTTTGGAATAATAATATCCATAAAAAAAGAGACGGGGAGGAGTGACCTCCCCATCTCAGAATTAATTAACCGCTAAAGCCAGTACCAGCAGTTGGGTAGTATTCAACAAACAGGCGGAACTTTCCGCGTGTTGCATCACCTAATCCATTGCCAGTTCCGTTGGATGTTACGTTAAGCACGGTAACCAAGTGGTTGCCAGCTTGTGTAAGCGCACCGTTGTTAGCAAAGATTTTGTTTGCTGAAGAATCTCCAGTAAAGCAATCAATCTCAACAACGAATCCGTTAGCATCTCCGTCATCACCAACAGCAAGAGTTGCGTCAGAAATGGCAGAACCAGTTGATACGTCAGCTGTGACAAGTTCGTCAACAACTACCGCAACCTTACCGATCGTTCCAGCAAGAGAAGCACCACCGAGTTGAACCTCAGTTGCTTGCGCTCCAGTTGCACCAGATAATTCAGAAGCATCAAATGCTACTTCGTAATTATAACCTAATGCAAGACCTTGCACGGTTGTATTTTGTTTAAGCTGTAAAGCCATAGTATTATATCTCCTTGGTTAAGGGTTAGACAACGATTTGACCGTGAGCTGCTGGGTGGTAAACACCGAGAGTCAAGGCACAATCAACGAAGCCACGTTCGCCACCGCCAAAGTTAGGTAGACGGCTTGTTCCCATTGGGATAAGTTCGTGGACACCATAGTATTCAGGGTTGACTAAGAAACCGTCAGCATTGCCACCAGCTTCACCAGCAGTAACTGAAGGAGCGCAATCAGGGTTCATGTTGACAACAGAAACGATGCCATGATCTGATTGATAAAGCTCAACAGAGAGCTTGATAGTGCTTTCGTTACCATTGTACTGAACAGAGCGAACACCTGCGTTTGTTCCGTTTTGTACATCAGCACCGAAACGAGCGAAGTTAGAAACCGAGTTACGAAGAGCAGTATCAGCAACTAGCATAAGGCTATTTGTTGTTCCTGTCTGACGATAAATCGAGCTAATTTGGCTGTTAAGTTCAGACTCAGTATATGCGCTACCAAGAATGCTGTTATTAGCATCTGGAGTACGGTAGTCAGCAGGGATGTCTGTGTCAGCGGTAGGGATTAATCCACCGTTACCAGCACCAAGCCACTTACTAAGACCTTGAAGGGCATTAGGAGTACCAGCACCGTTCTCAACTGTGTCTGCGGAGCGGCTAGAAATAGCAGCTTCGATGTCACGCTTGAGTTCACGGATTGCTTTAGCTTCTGCTTGAGCAACCTTAGCAGGACCAACGGAGTCAACAGCTTCCTGAAGGTCGGACACCATGTAGTCACGGCGGAACTTTTGGATGCGATTGCCAACTTTAGCACGACCTGCAAATTGGTCTGTGAATGTTGTAACGTCTGCGCCTTCAGAAATACCAGCGGCATTAGGAGCAGATAGTTTGTCGATTGTCCACTCTACAAAAGTGGCTGAGGCTTTCTGCTTAGAAGCAGAAGAAAGGATAGGGGTTTCTTCAGGAGCGAGGATTGTCAAGACATCAGTCAAATCCTCACGATTAGAAACCGCAGACCCTTGATTAGTTGTATCAAATGTGTTAGAAAACGACATATTAAATAGGGGTTATGAGTTTTTATTAAGTTGTAAGGTACGCATTTTGATGAAATCACTTGTTGATCCAGTCTGTTTAAAACCTGATCTAGCATCTGTTGCTTTTTTCTTATTAGGATTTGTTCGCCGTTCAGACCTTGCGGCTGAAGAGCTGTTTGACTTAGGCGGATCTAGTTCTGCATTGCCAACTTTTGCTACTTGTTGTGGGACTGCTTTTCGACCATACAGGCTATTAGCGGCATGGGCGAGCAAGTAAGGCAATTGTGCCTTTACTTCTGGGGCGGACTTAGTAAGAGAGTTAGCCAAGCGTTTGTCGCCTAGCATTGCCTTATACTTTTTGTTTACCTCGTTGTCGTCCTCTGACATCCAAGAAAGCTCTTGTCTAGCACGTTCTTCAAAGCCTTTCCGAATCTTGATTCCTTCCGCTTCGTTGCGGAGTTTTTGAACCTGCATTGGGAGGTACTTCGTTCGTGACTTACGAGCGTTCATAAGAGCGGCGCGAACATCCTTTTTAGTAAGTTCTTTGCCTTCTACTTCTGTAACGACATCATCAGCCATTAAACCATCCGAGTTAAAGATAAGTTCTTCAGCCCATTCAATTACTTCATTTAATTCTTTGGCTTTCGCCTGAAGCTCTTGGGGCTTGACTATATCTTTATATGGATTTGCTTCCATCTCCGACTCAGAATATTGTGTTGTCTTACGCTGAGAGGCTTGTGCCTCTAACTCTTTGACTCGTTCCTCCGCAGCTTTACGCTTTGCGGTCAACTCACCAAATCGTGCAACAGCGCGACTGCCTAATTTCTCAGACATATCACGTAATTCGTCTTCGGACATAGTGTCCAGATCTACCTGTGAAAGAACATCATCCTTAGTTTCAGTAGCTTCTGGTTCGGTTTCAGTTTTTTCTTCAACCTTATCTTCTGCTACTTCTTCAGTAGATGCTTCTGAAATACCTGAGCGTTGGGCAATAAAGTCCTCCGCTGAAATATTCATTTCTTTGACTTCCGCTGTATTTTCTACTGTTTCAGCGACTTCAGTTTTGATTTCATCTGACATATTTATTCCACTCCTTTACGCCGAGCGATGGCGATAATTATATTGTAACATACCCTGCAAGCCTTTTAATAAAGATTTGCTAGGTGTGCATGGGATTCGTAGTCAGTCATCTCTAGTATTTGATCATACGAAAGAATCCGACCAGAAATCTGTTGCAGTTTTGCCGAATCAGCTTCGTGCATATCTGCTATTTGCTCCTCGCGGAGCGTTTTAATAAATTCTAAAAAACGTATAAATGTATCGTATTTAACGAGAGCATCTACATCTTGATCAATAGTTGGTTTTGGCATAAATGTATCTAGCTGGATTTTAATCTAAATAAATGTCTATTTCGTATTGTTTTAATGCATCTATTAATTCGTCCATTCTATCTACTACTCCTTGACCCTTTGTTCCCCCATACTCATCAACTCCTCTGGTGTACTCTATTGCAGCATCACCATACTTTCCCTCGTTCATTAGTTCTATCGTGTCAGGACTACCTAAAAATAAACCTCTGTACGTTTCGCTAATAATTTTTTCTTTTAAATAATCAGGATATGCTTCAAACGCTGGTACTTCTTTTGAAATTTCATCATAATGATCTCTGTAATCTTTTTGAAATAAAGCTTCTGCTTGTTCAGCAGTTATTCCATTTTTGAAAGTTCCAGCTTTTTCTTCGGCTTCAGTTATTTTGTGACCCCACGCAATAGTATCATTACCTCCCTCTGGGCTTCGATGAGGAAACCATAATCCTTTTTCTTCGTTCCATCCACCATTGGGATTATTATAAGAATTTTCTTTTTCTTTAAGGTATGACTGTAATTTTATGGTTCTTTCATCAAGTTCTACCTGATCCTCATTTGCTTCACCAGTTAATGCTACTTGCAAATCAGTATCTCCAGTTTCCATTGACCCAATAATTGATTTTGCTCGCATATCAGCGAACTGGCTAGGGCTTTGGTTAGCTGGAACTTTTATTATTTCAGCCTCTGGTGTTTCATCTATAAATCTCTGAGCATCAATATCTGCTATTAATTTATTTCTACCATTAGCGAACTGACTTACGCTTTGATTCATTGGTTCAGCCATATTAACCTTCCATTGATTGAGTATTAACACCACCCATATTAGCAGGAGCAGTACCAATCTTGCCGATCTCTGCATTCTGCGCTTGTTGTAGCTGGAAACTATACTGTTGTGCATATTTTTCTAACCTAGCACGGAAAGCTTCGTCTGATTGCAATCGTTGTGCTACGTCTTGTTGTTGTGTATATTGCTGAACTAACTGCAATGCACCCTGTGCGCCATTTGCGCGAGCAGGAACTTCGATGCCAGCGTAAATCTTAGCTAAATCGTCAGTAATATCCTTAGTAAGATCCTCTTGGGATTCTTTTGCTGGTAATATCATTCCGTCAGCTAACACGGGATCAATAGCCGCCGCTGCCAGTTCCAACAAGGAATCAATGTTGATGCGAGCATTGCGATCTAATTGAGTCAAAGAAATAAACTGTTGTAGTTTTTTCTCTTGGCTTTCTGGATCATTATTAAGAACATCGTAACTTACAATAATATCGTAGTTTTCATTAGGATTTCCCTTGGAAATAGTCTGAGACTCAGATACTCCAGTTACGCGAAAGAATATTTCATCAGGACCGAAACGCTGAAAACATTTATAAGCCATTGATAGTACCTTTGCTGAATGCGAAAGGAACTTGTCAACCAAGAACTGTTTGCGAGTTTGGCTAATAATAGAATCATCTAATCCAACTAATCGGTCAGCTTGTTGCTCTAGTGTAGTCTCAATTTCGATAGAGCCACTAGGTGCTGGAGGTGCTGGCGCGAACTCAATATCACCTTTACGTCTATAGGGTATAAACCTACCTGGACCGTAGTCATGCGGTGCTTGACCTTTGGGATGCATAATAGGGGGAAGCGTAGCAAAACTATTACGATCAACTCTTGAGTCACGTTCTGTTTTGATCTGATTCTGAATACCACGAAGTACACTAGGAATAGTGCTGGTATCATACAATCGTTTGCTATCCTCGGAAAGTTTAGTAACTACGACTGGATAATCTTCGTATCCATTCATTAGTTCAAACTTAGCGTACCCTTGGGCTTGCTCATTTCCGTCAAACTCCTTGTGGAATATAGTTTCATATATGCCTTCAGAGCCATCTTCCTCGTCAATTAATCGTTGGTATCCGTGTACAATTTCAATTAGTTCATCTGCTGAATACGCGTCATCAACCAAAGAATTGCTGTGTACTTGAGAACCAGCATTTTCACCTTCAATTCCATTAACATTGACACCGCGATAATGCTCGATAACGTACTCAACGAAAGTCTCATCCCAATCATCTGTAACAATTTTGTTTTCTAGTTCTTGTGGTGTGTAGTAAGTACGCCAGAAACAGAACGGAGAACGCTGTGGATCTGTAACGTAAGCTGGAAAAAAGAAATCGCCATCAGGAGAAAGCGTCTTAATTTCAGGCGCATTAACCTGACGGCGCACGATTGGAAGTTCCGCTTGACCTGTCTTTTTTAGTTGTTTGAGGGCTGCCTTTGCCTTCTTCTTCGTGAGTCCTTGAAAGAACATTTGCAACATTTCAATCATATCGTCATCACCGTAGCCTTCATTAAAAGCTGATACGAGTTCTGGTGCGATCTGTTCTACTTGTTGCATGGATAGGCTTTGAAGAAATCTGCGATCCTCCTTATGCCATCCTACGTATGAAATTAATATGCCTCGTTCTAATAAATAATTAGCACCTAGTTCCATTTCTTGCATGAAACGAGGAATGTATCCAGATGAAACCATCCATTTTAAAAAACTAGATACTGTCTTGGCTTTTGCCAAATCATCTACTGCAACAGGAAATGCTCTTACGTTAGAACGTGACAGAGATGCTAAGAATAAAGATACTAAACGTGTAATACGTTCATCAATTACGTGGCTCTCCATGTCTGATGCACCTTCCCAAGGGAACGCATCAGCACCGTGCTTACGGAGATCACGGGATTTACCAGCCCACCAGTTTCGGCGGTCATCATAACTTGTACTGCAAAGATCAAAGAATGACTGAAGCTCATTCAAGGTCTTATCGTAAGCATATCGTAAAGTTGTAACGCTGGGCGTTTTGCTAACGTAAGTTAGCTCGTCTGAGGTTTTTTGACTTTCCATTATTTATTTAACCATTCTAACATATATAGCAAGACCTCTACTGATGTATTTAGCCATCCAGCCATTGATTCCAAGATAAATTCTTCCTTATCCATTAGGCGGTTTTATTTGAGTATAGGTTGTGTTTTCGCTTTTATCAGCCTGCTGGAAGTAAATAAACTTACCTACTAGACTTTTGTTGCTGGATCTACCCATCTTTCTGACTGGTACTACTATTGCCTGTTCTTTTAAAAATACGTACACAAAATTAGGGTTAGGTGCTGCTCGTTTGACCTGCCCTCTGTGGTATATGGGCATAGTTACAAAGTCATCAAAAATAATTTGACCATTTTCTGAAATCCATGTATTCTTACCCTTACCTGTAACCATAGATTCCTCTAAGTGTTGATAAACTATTTGTTGTGCTTCGGTAAAACTAATACCAAAGTCTTTTGCAATCTGTGTTAATTTTCTTTTAGCCATTTAATATCCTCCTGTACCTCTACGGGTAGCTTGTAAACTGTTAGTTGTGAAATGATCAGGACCAATCCCGTCATTTGCCATTCGTAAATATCTAATAAGGTCAAAAAAGTCCTTTAGGGCTTCATCTGACTTACCGTTAGCATTGTAATTGATTAAACTGTCAATTAAATTACCGCAACTCTTGTCAATAAAGCATCTAGGGCGATTAGCAGCGTCTATTTTAGCGTTTTCATTGTAATCAAACCACTCATCTAGTGCTACAATGCCTTCATTCTCCTGTTTACCGCTACTAGGAACAAAATCCAGACCTTCGTCAGAAAATGAATGAAACAAATCAACATTGTTTTCGTTTTCTCTAGCAAAGTAACGAGAGTCACCTATGCGCTCACTAACATTTACGCCTATTTCTTTCTCTATTTCTTTAAATAGATTACAATATCCAGCTACATCATAGCCTATTTTCTTAGCTGCTGGACCATATTTCCATTTAGGATCGCCGAACATAGCCCATTCTCCATATTGATCACGCTCAGGGAACTCCTTGATAATATATATGTCGCCATCTTTGTTTACTGCTGCCCAGAGAGCTACGAAGTTTCTAGCACCTGCTGGGTCAACTACTTGATATATTGTGTATTGACTACGATCAGCATAGTTAGGCATCTTCATGTCGTACTTATTAGGCAAGACATTGACGGAATTACTAAACTTAGGCAGAAGAGCGGTGACACTCTTAACAGGGAATCCGTAAGCACGGACAAGTATTTCGTCCTCTGGTCTACCAGTCAGATCCTTTTTGATACGATCATAGCCACCAAATGGGTTCTCGTCAGAATGTAAATAGATTATGGCGGCATCTCTGTTAGGGCTGTATTGCTTAACAGGTAAGGCTCTACCATTAAGAAGTTCTGCGGATCTTGTCTCAAGAGTCTCAGAACCTTTGGCGTACTCTCCAATAAAAGGAGTATATCCGTCAATAGGAGTAAAGCCAATCATCATCTTGCTGTTGAATGTTGCAAGACGGAATCTAAGTGTATCAACTAGCTGTGCATCCCCAAGGTACTCATCAAGCCATGCTCCTATGTTAAGACCAGTAGGATTACGGAATCCGAACTGGAAACCCTCCAAGATACTTTGATTATTGCTGAACTGCGTGTAAGTCTTGAAGTCAACCCGTGTCCTAGTATCAGGAAAGATAAATGACTTAGCCGTGAAGCCATTCTGCATACTGAAGTTAATATAACCCTCGATGCCCTTAGTTTTCTTTTTGAACTCCTTGGGCATCATTTCCCATATAGCAGCTTGCTGAACCTTAATGGATGTATCTTCATTCTGGCTAAAGCATACAATATGACCATCCATGTTACTGGTAACGTCCTGCATTACTAACTTTGCACATCCAGTAGTTTTGCCACTTCTGTTACCACCAAGAGCAACTACCTCGTTGTAGTTCTCTAGACCCCACTTAATACGATCCCAGCCAGCTAAATCAAAACCGCAACGCAGAGGATCTCTTACTGCATTTTCAATAGCCTCTTCGTGAGTCTTATGCCATTGTACCAAAGCCTTTAATCCCTCATCAGTCTCAGTAAGCCTGACTATCTCCTTATCCGTAGGAGCTTTTAGTATAGGGTGCTGGGTAAAACTAATCATTCCTCTTCTTCCCCTTCTTCTTCTTCCTCCCATACGAAGTCCAAATCCATGTCCTCCCTGATATTATCCCCAGCTCTAGTCAATAGCATATCTGCTACCATCCAGTTACTATACCTGTACTCAAGCTCACCATCCCTGTTAATGACTACCACAACGTAGTTGTCGAAATGCTCACTAACCTGATGCTTTACATAATCAATAGGACTACTCATCTATATCAATTACCTCCGCATCCTTGATTCTGGACAATGCTTGCTCCCTTAGAGCCTTAGCATCTTCAATTGTTGTTACTTTGCGCTCCTCTGTTATTACCGTAGCATCACCACGAGATGTAGATGCCTCCCTGTGTGCATTGGTTAATGCTATTGATAAGTCTTTGAGATCACGGAACGATGCCTCGATGTCGCCTATCTCTAGACGATGCCGCAGGCTTTCTACTAAGTCTTCTGTTAATGAACTAAGATTGACGTAGTTACGACCTGATAACTTGCCGCCTAACTCCCTGAACTTACCCTTGTGGTCAGCGTACTCAACCAAGGTGTTGATTACAGTCTCGCGGTCTATGCCATGCTTACGTACCATAGCCGTCTGAGATACCCCCGTGCTATACAAATATAGTATCTTGGCTACCTTCTCAGGGTTGTACCTGCTGAGACTCTTTACCTTAGCCACTTCCTTCTTGTAAGCAACCTCCTCTATCGCATGACCTATGTCCGCTAATAGCTGTTCTTTCTCAGGATTAACTGTTTCACCATTTTCCAATATGGGAAAACCTATACCATATATATAATAAGTCAAGTATTATAGGTATATTATTATATGTAGTGTTCCCAAACGGGAAAATGAGCGTTTATGCCCATCGAGAGCCAATTTTTTTTCAGATTGGTTAATATATAAGTATTTTGAGAATAAAAAAAAATAAATACCCCCTCCCCCCATATATAGCCAATGCAATTTAATGCAATCGCGGTTTGCAATCAGCTTTGCAATTTCATGCAATTAATCGCCAGCCGTAAAAAAATAGCACGGTGCTACATGTCTAAATACGCCAGCCCAAAATAATAGGCGTACTGTTTAAATAACAATCAGTACTGTTTAAAAAACAAAAAGAGCTGCGCAACTTTTCGCCTGAGCGGCGGCTTATCAGCGGGAAAATTTACGCTGGCTGGCTTAACATATCACGGCGGCTTTATGGCTTAGCATCTTAACGGCGTGGTTTCAGCGCGGCTTTATAATCGTAACGCATTTAAACGGCGTTTAACGGCGTTTTGATTCATTGCACGGCTTCGGCTTCGGCTTTTATTTGTGAAGCTTTTGAGCGGCTTTTAAGCGGCTTTGTTTACCCCTGATTAAAGTTGTCCCTGACGTGTCCCTGACGTGTCCCTGACGTGTCCCTGACGCGTGCAAAAAAAACCGTCCGCAAATAAATGCGAACGGCTTTAATGGCTCAAATTTGCCTTATGTGGCGGTTTAACGGTTTACCGTATAGTCAACTATCCGCCGCGCTAGTTGCGCCGCCGTAGCGTGAATAAATGAGCGCGAGAAATGCAGTCTCATAAGCGGTCGCAAATGCGCCTCTTTTGGATTAATACAAACGCCGCAAAGATCTACGCCTTTGCT